CTGGATGTGGCGGAGGTGGAGCGCATGGACCCCATGTCTTTGCCTGCCGTCCTCTCCGGCATCCGGGAGCTGGACAGGACCATTGGTGGCTTTGCCCCCGGTGAACTGTCCGTTTGGACGGGAAAGCGCGGGTCCGGAAAATCCACCATGCTGGGCCAGATTCTGGTGGATGCAATCCAGCAGGGACATGCCGTCTGCGCTTATTCCGGTGAGCTGTCCGCCTGGCGGTTTAAGCAGTGGATCTCCATGCAGACGGCTGGCTCGAAGCACTTGGAACACTGCACGGACCGCTGGAGCGGCAAGGAGTTTTACCGGGTCCCACAGGAAATCCAGAAGCAGATAGACGAGTGGTGGCGCGGGAGGTTTTTCCTCTATGACAACAAGGTTTCCTCCGCCAGCGACGAGGAGAGCATTCTGTCTGTCTTTTCCTATGCCGTGCGGCGCTATGGCTGCTGTGTTTTTCTGGTGGATAACCTGATGACCGCCCGCTTCTCTGTTTCCGCGGATCGGGATTTTTATCGGGCGCAGAGCAATTTTGCTGGCAGACTGGTGGAGTTTGCGAAGAAGCACGAGGCTCACGTCCATCTGGTGGCCCATCCAAGAAAGGCAGAGGGCGGGAAAAAGGGCGTTGCCGACGCGGACGACGTATCCGGCAGTGCCGACATCACCAACCGGGCGGACAACGTATTTTCTTTGGAACGGCTGCCGGACACAAAGGCGGAAGAGTACGGATTTGACACGATGCTGAAGATCCTGAAAAACCGCTCCTTTGGTGAGACAAAGGATATCCAGCTCTGCTTTGATCCAGCCAGCCGCCGCTTCACAAGACCCGGAGAACCGGAAAAACACTACGGCTGGGAACCGGAGCCGCTGGGATTTACGGAGCTGTCCGGCGTTCAGGAATCCATGCCGTTTTAGGAGAAGTCAGATGAAGTTTACCATACCTTATCCACCGACAAAGGCGGGAAAATCTGCCTGGAACAAGCGATTTGGCCTGAATGCCTATTACGCCGGGAAACATTGGCAGGCGCGAAAAAAGGATGCGGCGGAGCTTCACACCCTTGCTTTTGCGGCAATGAGACGAGCTAAAATTCGCAAGGAGCTTATTCCCTACCCTGTGGAAATCGTGTTTCGATGGGATGACGGACTGGACATAGACAACCACGCCGTTTTGGGGAAAGCCTTTGTGGACGCCATGAAGGGGTACATATTGCGGGATGATACGCGGCGATTTCTGAAACGCGTAACGCATGAATTCTGGGACGGAGGCTGTATTGAGGTAGAGATCGTACCGGCGGAACCGAAGGAGGCGTAAGTTGAGGCCAGCCTGCGGCACGACGAGAAAGTAGCCAGCACAAACGCCACGGTCATAACAGACCGGGACGGCAATGTTACCGGATGGATTGATAACGACACGCCAGTGTGCTTTATCCCAAAGGAGGACTGACATGGAGGAATATATCAGCCGGAAAAGTTTGCTACAAGTAGTAGATAGCTATGAGCCAATTGTACAGGGGCCTCACGATGGTATTGGACTTCGGGAACATGCAATTTGGGCAGGTATGTGTGAAGCCATACAGGATATGCCCGCCGCTAACGTGGCTCCTGTGGTGGAGGCGGAGTGGATGGCAAGAGCAAGAAAAAATGGCATTGGGAAAGTCTGTTCTGAATGTAGAGAGGTTTGCTTGTCTGCACCAACAAACTTCTGCCCCAACTGCGGAGCCAGGATGAGAAGGGAGGGCGGGGAGTAGTGACGCTAAATCTATACATCGTGATGGATGCCAACTACGAATGGGGCTGTTTTGTTTTTGATGCCAGCCGCAACAGGGCGAAGATGCGAGTGGCGTATGAGTTTGGTGCAGACTATATAGACATGCGTTGTAAGACCCTTGCGCGAGGCGTGAATATGGATTTCCCCATGCTGGTGGACTGCCCTGAACACGAAGGATATGATCTGGTGGAACGACTTGGTTTTCACTATGGAACGGATGAGGAAGAGGAGGCCACACCATGAAATTCAAGAAAGACGGGAAGGTGTTTGAGGATATTCAAGATGCGGTAGGAAATTTTTGCGATTATGCTATGCAAGGAAGTTGTGATGATTGTCCCTTATATCGCAATCAGTATAGCCACAAAGATAGTAAAGAGAAGCTGGATGGATGTTCTTTTACAGCAATGAGCCGTTCCCCTATTAACATTGCCCGCCTGATGGGCTATGAGGTGGTGGAGGATGGAAAGGAGTGTGAGACCGTGAAATGTTATCGTGACGGTGGTTGTGGCCCTTATGAAATGAATTCTTGCTCTGAATGCCCTGCCAGCAAGCCGGAGTATGCGGAGAAAAAGGAGGCCGACATGGAAAAGCGGAAGCCCCACAAAGACTGGACGCTGGGGGAGGTTCAGAGGTATTGCGCCGCCAGAAACGGAAACTGTTCCGATGATTGTGCGTTTTCCAGAAAAGGTGTGGGGTTTGTGTGCAAGGTTGCGCTCAAGCCGCGAGATTGGGGGCTGTCTACCCCGCCCCGATTCACCGAGGAGGAAGTGGCGGACGCGAGGGCGATTGTAAAGCTATTACCGTATCCCGAATTAACTTTGTGCAGAGAGAACGGCGGAAGCCTGTGGCTTGAATCGACAGCTATGTCGTACCTGCATCTGTCAGGAAACGCGTTCCCCTCCATCCTCCCCGGCACAAGTGTTTCGTTAAAGGAGATTGCCAGTGAAACTGAATGATTTAACGGGAGAAAAATTTGGACGGCTAACCGTTTTAGAAAGAGCAAAAAACCACGGAAAACGAACATATTGGAAGTGTTTATGCGATTGCGGGCGGGAAAAAGATGTAGGAGCTTATGATCTCACATCAGGAAAGACAAAAAGTTGCGGGTGTTATTCTGCCGGTCCTAGAAAGAGCATTAACCTGTCGGAAAGCAGACTGTACCAAATTTGGGAGGGCATGATTAGCCGGTGCGAAAACAAAAACAAAGATAACTACCAGCAATATGGGGCGCGCGGTATTTGCGTCTGCGCAGAATGGCATGATTTTTGTGCTTTTATGCAATGGTCTTTAGACAACGGTTATGCTGATTACTTGACAATCGACAGAAAAAGCACAAACGGAAATTATTGCCCAGAAAATTGCCGATGGGTTTCGTGGGAAACACAAAACAATAACAGGCGGAACAACAGAGTGCTTGAAATTGCCGGAGTAAAAATGACAATTACACAGGCGTCTGGTGTATTCGGAGTAAGCAAAACAACCGTGTACGATAGGCTAAGTCGGGGTTGGTCAATGGAAAAAGCGCTTGGTGTTAGGCCTGGAGTGGTCATCAAGCTCTCTGAGATTGTGGGAGGGAACGGATGACCAGACGTGAACGTATCGTTGAGTGTATGGAGGCTATGGAGCAGGGCATGATCCGCACAGGCTCCACAAGGGAAATCTGGCAGAATGATTTGATTTACTGGCTTTGCAAATCTGTGAAGCTGCTACTGGAGGGGATGCTATGAGACAGTCCGGACTGATGAAAAAGCACAGCCAGGAGATAGACACCTACGCCAACACCTACAAGGACATCATCCAGCAGTTTGATATCGACACGCTTTGCATCGCCATGAACCGCTTTGAGGGCTGGGGCTACAACCGTCTCATGCGCTTACTCAAAGAGTGGGAGCTGGTGAGAAAAGAATTGTACCCGGCTATTGATATCAAAGACCCTGAGTGCGACGTTGCACAGGAGCGTATGGAAAAGCGCTTTTCTGATATCTGCAAAGACCACGCCAAGCCTATCCCGTTTGCCAAACGATATCCATGTCTCAAGGGCGTCAGCTATGAAGGGAGAAAGAAATGACGAAAAGCTGTTATGACATAGAGGGCATGCCGGGCATGACCTCCGTGCCAGAGGAACAAGACACCTGCCCATATAACGAAGCAGTGGCCTGCAAAAAGAGATCATGCAATGCCTGCTCATGGAATCCAAATAAGGGAAAGAACCTTGAGAAATCCGGCGAAGTCGTGGAGAACGACAGCGGAGGCGTTCAGCATCACCGACCATACAAGTCCGAATGGCTCCCGCCTAGAGCGATCCTTGCCTTATCCCGTGTCCGCTATGAGGCAGATGTGATCCACCACTACCCGGAGATGAACTACAAGAAGATTCCCGCGAAAGAACACATAGGACGGGCGCTGACGCATTTGTTCGCGTGGCTGGCGGGCGACACCAGCAACGACCACTTAGACCACGCTCTTTGCAGAATTGCTTTTGCGGTGGAAATGGAGGCGGAACGTGCCGAAAAAGAGAGTCAACCCGAATAAAAGGCCAGCAACACAGGCTGACGTGAACCGGGCAAAGAACGAAGCCACCAGCGAGGCTATCAAGCGCGTCTGCTACCTGATGCTCTACATCCTGATAGAAAAACACAATGCGCCTTATGAGGACATCCAACAGCTTGCGGAGGAAGTCACTACTACGCCGACAGCATCACGAAGGGCTATGTGACCTGGAAGGACATTGAGCACGTGGTGGTGGATGAGTACGGCGTGAGGCTGCCGTGGTGAGAAAGGAGTGGCGAAGACTATTGAACAACAAGGGATTGCCGGACGAGCTGTATGACACCGAACGAGGCGACAGCGGGTTTGTGAGTAGTGGGAGGTAAAGTATGAAATCAGCAAGAATTTATACAAACGATTTTAACCGTATTATTGCAGCCACAAAGGGCTTTGTCGGAAAAAACAACCATAGGATTGCTCACCAATACATTAAGTTGGAGTTTGACGCAGAATTTCAGAAGGTTACTGCGATTGCCGTTGATGGCTATAGAATGTCCGTTGAACACGCAGTTGTGAGTGATTGCGAAGAGAGCTTTTCTGTTTATGTCAAAAGCGATGTTCGGCTTCCGGCAAAGCAGTATGCAAAGTTTACCCTTGAAGATGAAGAGGTAATGGTTAGGTGCGGTGACTTTGTTTTTGGGTATCGCCAGCCGAAGCCAGATGAGTTTGATTGGGAAAAAGCAATTCCAAAAACCGACATTGCATACAAAATCGGATTTAATGGAAATTACCTGCTAAGCGCTTTACAGGCCGCAAAAGTTTCTTGCGGGGACTCTTTCAAAACCCCTGTAGTGCTTGAGTTTAGAAGTCCCGTAGAACCAATCCTGCTACGCACCAACAAAGAAGACATCAAGATGGTGCTTCCAATTCGGATAAAAGAGTGAGGTGATAGATTGAAAGACGACGAAATGCTTGACCGCAATGTTGCAGAAGCGCATAACCGGTTCAGTTGTGGAGGAGGATGAGGAATGAGCGACTACAAGCTGCTGCCGTGTCCGTTTTGTGGTGGGGAAGCAGAATTAAAATCACAAGAGGTTGAGTATGGTCTTTGCGGTGCGTGGGTGCTTTGCAAAGAATGTAACGCAAAAAGCAACTATATGAACACGCATGAGCTCCACTTAAGGCAGGGCAGCATATCGACACCTATGACAGAAGAAAGCAGACGGCGCGGAATTGAGCGGGCAATTGCCTCATGGAACACCCGCGCCCAACTATCCCGCCAGAAAGGAGAGTGAGGACTATGGAATGGATCAGCGTGGAGGAGGTGCGTTGTGGGCAGGTTTAAGGACTTGACGGGGATGAGGTTTGGCCGCCTAACTGTTATAGGAATAGCCGGTCACGATAACTATGGGAAACTGCTTTGGAGGTGCAAATGTGATTGTGGAAACGAAAGAGTAACGCACGGTCGGAGCCTCCAGAACGGCATGTGTAAATCGTGCGGATGCCTCAACTTGGAAGCAAAAAGAGAAATGGGAAGATATAAGGGCCTGTCAGCAGACGAAAGACGGCTATATTCTTGCTGGAAAGGGATGCGGGCTCGGTGCTTTAATCCCGCGAACAAAAGTTATCCCGACTATGGTGGTAGAGGAATTACTGTATGCGATGAATGGGCAAACGAAGACACAGGGTTTCTCAACTTTCTGAATTGGGCGAAGTCAAGCGGATATTCCGACCGCCTAACCATCGACAGAATAGACTATAAAGGAAACTATGAGCCTAAAAATTGTAGGTGGGCTGATTGGATTACACAAGCGAACAACCGCCGCAGACCGGCCAACGTTAAAAATCAGTATGGCGTATGGGAATATAGGTCTGTTGTATAACGCCACTCCCGCCTCCGCCGGAACAGTAACGACCCCCAGCGACTACCGCAGGAAGGAGGATGATGGATGGGCGAGTGGACCCGTATCCCTGTTCCCATTGACAGCGACGCGGACCGGCGCAATATAGCGTCTATTTTGTTTGCCTGGGGCCTGGAAGTCCGCCCAAAAAAGGTGCGGCTGACCCCAAAAGGAACTCCGCGCAATTTTATAGAGTACCGCATACATACCGGGACTGATTCTGGAAAGACAGGTGATCGCATGCCGTAGCCGCACAGCAGCGGGTACATGATGGGGCAATCTTGGAAAACAGGAGATGCCCAATGAAATATAAATTTACCACGGAGCAGCTGCAGCAGATGGAGAAATGCCGCTGGCTGACGGACCGGGAGCGCAAAATATTCAACCTAGTCTATCGCCGGGGCTGGGCCATTGAGGATGCCGCCGCCGAGCTGTATGTCTGCCGCAGCGTGATCGAGGACGCCCTGCGCTCCATTCGGGAAAAGACCGGCGTATTACAGGGGAAATAACCGCATTAAAACAGCAAATGACAGCGACGCCTATGGGACAATGACCATAGAGCGCCGCTGTCTTTTTACGCGCGGGAAAGACCGGCGTATCCTATGAAAGGAGAAAAGCATATGGCTGAATTTGCATCTAAGGGCGTTGCGGGCGCGGGCCTGGGCACCGGTATCGCCGGTCTGACCCTGGGCGTCCTCAACGGCGGTCTTGGAAATCTGCTGACTGGCATGAACGGCTGCGGCGTCTGCGGCGACAACATGCTTGTCAACCGCTACGAGGCTTCCCAGTCTGCCCGGATCGCCGAGCTGGAGACTGAGGTTAAGCTGCGGGACGCAAACTTCTACACCGTATCTGAAATGGGTAAGCTGCGTGATTACGTGGACGGCCGTTTCAGCAAGGTGGAGTGCGAGTTGAGCGACCAGAAGGCGTTTAACGCCGGCACGA